CTGACGGCTCATATATTTTCCACTTCGAGCAGTTACGTACCAAACGGTATCTCCAGCAACCGCTTGACCATTCGTAACGTAGCCTTTCATCGAGATGACGTCGCCTTTTTCTAATTCCTGAAAAATAGCTGAATTTGTGTTGGCTTCGTCGCGAGCGTTGCCGTCTTCTTCCATTTTTCTATCTGTCGGCTGAATTTCGTCGTAATCTTCAGCAATACATCTGCCATCGCAACAATATGAATATCCGAGATAATCTGGTCCATAATTACCCATCCAGTTCATCAACTCTTCAATACTGTTATAAATCCCTCGCGCTCCACTGTGGACTTCACTGTCATGGATTTCGATTGAGCCATCGGCGCGTTTTCGCATTAAGAATACGTGTCCGTCATCTACATAAATACCTCTTGAAAAGCCCAAAAATCCAACCACCCAAACACCAACAGGTGCGGGACCTGTGTTTATACGACCTGCATTTAATTCGTTTAAGTAAGCTGTTTGAGCGTTTGGCGAGCGAGTTAGTGAGCTAATCGCGTCATCTACGTATTGCAAGCACCAACCGCTCTGAGCGCCGATATTTAGATTTGGTTCATAGATTTGTCGAACTGCCATTATTTCCTCCTCACTTGAGATTGTTGAACTTCTTCTTGTAATTCTGTAACGGTTTTATTTTGCTGAATTAAGTTATTTGTCGCGTAAATGGCTAGTCCTACAAGTGCGATTGCAAATAATTTCGCTAAATTGCTTGTTACGAGGCTCCAAAAGTTCATAACGCCTTCGATTTCAGTGCGTTTGACGTATTTCTCTTCTGATTCTTTTTCGTGCTCTGCGATGTATGTTTTAAGTTGTGCTTGAGTAACGTTTGCTCGTGCGATATTTTCAATTCGCTCTAGTGTGGTTGTGTGCCTGTCGACGCTTTCTTTAATGTGCTCGACATTCGCCCATAAGGCTCCAAATTCTTTTGCTGATACTTCTGGTTTTTCGTTCATAATTTTTCCCATAAAAAAACGACCACATGAAGTGATCGCAATCTATTGACTTTATTATAACACAGACAACTTAAAAAATACGAACAAACATGCGAGATAAAGCACCTCAAAAACCCTCGCGTGCTTGCTCGCATTTCTACCTATTATTTTATCATAAAACAATCCTACCACAGAAATTGTCGTCAATTTCTAGAGGTGATTATTCTACTGACGAGGTAGATACTGGACAGAAATGGATAAACGGCAAGACTATTTTTCAAAAAACTTTCGTGATGGGTGGACTTGGTGTAGCTACTACTATCAAAAAGCCACACAACATTTCTAATTTAGATATGGTGATTAGAATTCAAGGTATTGCCAAAGAGAACTCGATTGGGGCAACTATCAACCTGCCACACGCGGCTGATCAACAACCATATACTGTCACTGTATATGCTGATAACACGAACGTGAATATTCAAACATACGCCGATCAGAGCGGATATGTCCAGTCTTATGTGACTTTATGGTATACGAAGAAGTAACTAGACAGTACCTACTGCGATCCAAGAGATGCCGTGATTTGCACCACCAAAAATGCCTGAAGTCGAGGCGGTAATAGTAGTGCCTGTCTGATTAAACGATCCGCATTCAATATTAGTACCAGCACCGATTTTCTGATCAAAACTAGCTGGAGATGTTGGTGTATTTCTTGTATATCCGATTAGGGTTGGAATAACTGCATATACTTCCTTAAACTTCTTAGGAAATGTAACCTGTACGGGTTGTTGTTTACCCCCGTTTCCATAAAATGACACCCACCCAGATTGGATTATTAAATTACCAGAAATAGTTTGTGCTGAGTTGTTAGCACTGAATGACAGCATATCAGCAGTCTTAAGTTTCTGTGGTAGGATTGAACCGTCTTTAATGTTCTTTGATTCTATCGTACCATCTGAAATTAAATTAGCGTTATTGATTCTGCCGTTTGGCAAAGTCATCATTTTTCGCAAGTCAGTGATATCATTACTGCTAATAGCTGTTGCTCCAGCGCGTTTTTTGACTCTAGCTAATACAATAAATGGATTTGACGCACCAATCGCCGCCTGGATTGCGGAATTTGTCGGATCGGCTGGATTTGACGCTGCAGCTCCAGAGATAGCTTTTAACTTAAATACGTCATTGGTGTTATCTGTTACAGATTGGTCCCCTGCTACATTTCTATCGACATAAGCTACGATAACTGCGTTTATAGGATTTGATGGAGATGCCGCTCCGACGTTAACCGTCTCCGTTCCGATAACATTTATATTATAAGATGGATCGCGACCAACAAGCGCAGTGCCTGCGTTTACCGTAACATTCATTCCACTTCCAGCTACTACATCTAAGCCATCTGCTACTTCTCCGCTTAAAGTATCGCGCATAAGTTGCGTTAGTGCGGCAGGACTGTGCATTCCTCCGCCATAGTTGAAAACTCGCCTTGTCATAATTCTACCTTTCCGCGCCGCCAGAAGGGCTGAATAAGAAAAAATTGCCACCAAGCGGTCGCAATTTTATTACTATAATTATATCACATTAAGTGAACCTCTACCTGTCGCTATGACGAAAAACTTAATCTTGACCACTTCATTTCCAAAATGCTCAACTCGCACTGTGAATTTCTGATTTTTTGGGTCTGAGACGAATTGACCGATAGTGTTTATCGACAATCGAGCGTTTGGCGCGCCAACAATTTCGTATTTTGCGTGGACGGATAATCCAGCTACATTTTTATCTGAGTGAAATATCACGTTAAACTCTTTTCCTTGCAATCCATTCGGCATTGTCGGTAGCTGTTGTGAGTAATCCCAATTAGAATTTGTCGATATCTTAAATACTTTAACGGCGTCAGCTCCGACAATTTGACGCTCTTTTTTTTCACGCTGACATCTCTCTAGTTGTTTTAATTCGTATAAAATGTCAGGTTCTGATTCAAGCCTATTTACTGCCACGGCGTCCACTCCTCAAAATTAATATCACATATATCGTTAGCGATAATCTGAAACTTTAAGTTTATCGGCCGCCCCATTGTGCCGAAAATTGGAACAAACCATTTCATCACGTTGTTTTGAGACGGCGACAGAGGTATTCCTATGATTGAATAAATAGCATTAAGTGCGCTTGATTGAATCGCTAATCTACCAACTAAGTTCCCGCTATTTTTTGATCGCGCTGTAACAATAACTACGGTCCAACCCTCGCCATTAGCGACCTGCCCTGGTCTGTTTGGAGCGACAGACATATCCCACTGAGAATTAGAAGCGGATAACTTCATTTTAATTTGGTCGCCACCGATAATTTGACGCGTTTTCTCGTCGTTCATTTCTCTTTTGATGTTGGCGATTTCGTCTATGATATCTCCAACGTTAATTCTGCTTCTACTCATACGAGACCACCTTGATTTTAGTTTTTCCGCGGTCAGTACTGCGCACTCGAAACCTCATTTTTAAGTATTCTCCAGAGCTACTGCCTACACCATAGTTGACGTTAGTTTCGTATTTATAAATTAACTTTTTTGCGCCGTAATCGGTCTTGTCTATCAAATATTCAGCGGATAAGATGCTCGTGAAGCTACTATCTCTATTTGTGAATACTAGCCCTAAAGATGGCGAATAAAACGGCTCCCAGCGTTGATTTCCTAGCATAATATCTAGAAACGGATAAACGACTGGTGAATTTTGATTGGCTGGCTCGAATATTGTTGTTATGGCTAGGAGTCTCATATTCAGCGGTCCGCCAGTGTTAGTTAATAGCACTTTGTCGGTCGTAGTTGACGAGCCTCTGCGCACGAATTCAAAAGTATCCCAATTTTCGCTGTTTGGGGATTGATAGGTACGAACGCCAGATGTAACACTAGTCGGTTGCGATATTAATTTTGAATCCGCGTGGTTGGCTCTGATTCTGGATAGAACGCCGACGATATTCTGCTCTTCTAATTCTGTCAATCTGCTCATATTTACTCTTGCTGTGCAATGATATCATCAACACCTAAGTTATCGAATGTTAACTTTACTTCTTCTGCGTCATTTTCATCAACCGTTACCTCAATCTTTTCAATCCTGTAAAATCCGTGAATATGTTCAAACATAATGTAGCCATTCATTTCAGCGTAAATAGTATCACCTAAACCGACATCATTTAAGTCTAGAACACCGTCAGATAAAGTAAAGCTCGGTAGCTCGCGAACGTCTTTCAACATCTCTAGAATACCGTTAGTGTTTTCTTGAAGTGTTGACTCTCTCTCAACAGAACTAAATGTAACGACTTTTTCGCGACGATATAATGCTTGTCGTGAGAATGGATCTGTAGCTGTAGCTACAATAGCGTCGTCGCCGTTTCCGCTCCCGATTCCAATAACATAATTGGCTAAACTATCCACTGAGCGCTCAAATCCAAATCCTGCAACGTTCTTAGGATAAACTAGTCTAATATCCGGTCGATAATTACCCATCGCGTCAAAAGTATTGAACTTTTTGTCAGGCGTGAACTGAAAATCTGGTCCATCAATAACATTACTCAGCCGCACCAGAAAATCCTTCACATTAGCTCTAGTCTGATTACGTTGACGAGGACTTTTTCCTACGGACGTAAATTCGCCACGACGTATACCAAAATCTCCGTCTTGTTTGTTCTGATATTGGTTAATGACGCCCCACGCAATATCTCCTTGGCTCGTATTGTTGTAAGCTGCATCAACATACGCGTCTTTGAAGTAATTCAGATATCCAGTAAAGCTCAGCTCAATATCTACCGAGGGGTCGTTTGGCGAAAAATCAATTTTAATAAGGTGTGCGCCAATTCTGTCCTTGCCGTTTCTGACAATTCGTATATCTGTCGTGCCTGCGTCCATAAAGTCATACGGTCGCATTCCTGTTTTTTTGACGTATTCTTCATACCTGGCTAAATCCATTCGAAAACTGACAGTTTCAGCGGCGTTTCTCTGCTCTGTCCACTTCAAACCTTGAGCCAGATGACGAATATCGCCTAAACATTTTCCATTTTTGCTGTAAACCTCAATTTTGTAATCTGCCATACCTAAATACCTATGAACCCACTTCTAAATCTTAATTCTGCTTCAGTCCGCTCATCTTGAATATCCGTTTGTAGCTCGATTCGGTTATCTCCAGCGACTAATCCCCAAAAATTCGAGCCAGCCGTCTGTAGGTCATAAATATTCATTCCATCGAGTAATATCGTCTTATTTTTCATATCGATCTCTAATTTGCCGCCGTCTTTAACTACCGCAGTAATTTCCATAGACTGGTTTGTCGTTCGATTGATAATTTTTGGATTAGTAGCCTTAGTGCTAATGATGATATTCGGCAGTATCGTTTCATTGCCTGAATTATTCACAGTCGCTGGCTGTTCGTCTGGGCTTATATAAAGAGGAAGTTCGAACGGGATGATAAAACCACCCTGTCGAGTTTTTCGTATTGTCGCAAGAAGCTCTCCGTCGCTGTTGTCGTACAGCAATGGGTCGTCAGCCTTTAAGTTTATTTTCCATTCAACCAAATTCAGCACTTTATTAATCGGCATCTCTACACCAATCAATACCACCTCTGTCGAATAAACGTGTCCAGCAGGCGTGATAATGCGAAGAGTGCCCTTATTCCTGACTATTTTAGCTAAGATAGTCGAAAATTCTCGTCGTCTGTCCTCGACTTCTGCTACTGTTCTGCCAAAAATTCGTCCGCTAAATGAGATAAAGCGAGGTTCGTATAGTTGCTTTGTTGTCCAACCGCCATTTGCTCCTAAATTCGTACCTTGAGATGTTCGAATTGCTGGTAGTCCAGCCAATCCTTCGATCGGCTCGTCTAAATGCATACCTATCAGCTGATCATTTATCTGAAAATCGTTCAAAAATACTTGCCACATTTTATCCTCCTACGCCTGACTTAACAAATACCCCAAATCACTTGCTACCATTTGAGCATCGACCTTGTCGCGAACATTATACGTGTTATTAACTACGATGTGTTTCGTCAATCCCCCAACATCGCCATTTGTGCGCTTATTAATTTGAGCGACTAAGCTTGCCATTTTGCTTTCTGGAACAACCCACTCATTCTGTCCGCCGTCACCAGCGTAAATTATCGATCCACCGTTTGTTGGTGGCACAATACCACCTGTCGCCAGTCGAGGAATATGTAGTTGTGAGATATTGCCTATGTGTACACCTGGAATTTTATTGATTAAGCCGATAGCGCCGTTAATCGTATTGATAAATCCGTTCGCCATTCGCTCAACCATGCCAAGCGCACCATTTACAGCGCCCTTAACCGCTCCACCTACAGAATTACCGACGAAACTACCTATTTTTCCGAACATGCCCGCGACAGTATTCCACACGCCGCCGAAGAATCCAGGCATTCTGCTGAATACTCCAACAATAGCGTTCCAGGCGCCTTGAAAAACACCGCTAAACCAGCCTGCCGCACCACCAAAGACTCCAACAATGCCATTCCAAAGACCGCCAAACCATTGACCTATTGAAGTAATAGTCGAGGATAGAACGCCTACGAATCCATTCCAGATGTCCTGTCCAACTTGTGTTTGTGTGAAGAACCAAACTAATCCAGCTGTAACTGCCGCTAAAGCTACAGCCACTATCGCTAATGGATTAGCGTTGAGTGCTGCATTAAATAACCATTGAACGCCAGTCGCCACTTGTGTAGCCACCGTCCAAGCCTTAGAAGCCGCACTAGCTAGAGATACGGCAGTATTGTAGGTAATTACCGCGCCAGCAAATATTCCGACAGCCACAGCTATTACAGTAAACACAGTGCTGTTATCTTTTACGAAATTAATCAATCCAGCAATCGCACCAAGCATCTTCTCAATTCCAGATCCAAAGCCGCTCACTGCTCCTGTTATATTTCCGCCACCAATAGCGCCAATAATTTTACTCACACCACGAACAACAGCTGTTTTCATATTTTCTATAGAGGTCTGAATTCCGCCAGTGGAATTTTTGGCTTGGTCTTTGAAGTTTTGGAATCCGTCAACACCTTCAGTATTCAATTTTGTAATTGTGTCCATGAATTCGTCCATTGACACAATTCCAGTTCGCATCGACGTGCCAAGCGCGGTTGTCATGTCGCCAGTGCCATTTTTGACAGCCTCTAATTGCTCGACAAGCTCTTTTCCTGTCGAAGACATCGGATTGTTCTTCGCATATTCACGAGCTTTCTCTAAGTATTTGTCGATAGCCGCGCCATTTTGGAAGAACGCCTTTGAAATCTGTTTCAACTGGGCTGGCATAGCGCTCTGTAATGAGCGCCATTCGATCATGTCAGGTCTACCTTTAGCATATGCTTGCGAAATCTGCTCAATTGCCGTAGCCTGAATATCCATCGGTGCGCCACCCGCTAGAATAGCGTTATTAAGCGCTAAGAACATGTCTGTAGATTTGCCGACATCACCATTTTTCGAGGTTAATCGCTGTACAGACATCGCCGCGCTATCTAGTGACGTAGGCAGCCCTTTCAGCTCGTCAGACATTCGAGCAATCGCCTTTTTCGAGGCGTCAGCGGAAATCCCGAGGTTACTCATAACCTTAGGAAAATTATTCAAAATGTCTACACGACGAATAGCTCCATCAACAGAGCTATTAATCATATCAAAAGACTTATGAATTCCAGCCGAAATCAAATTACCAGCCGCGACCGTAACTGCACCACTAATGCCACTAAAAGCATTTTTCGTCTTATCACTAGAACTACTCGATTTGTTCGTAAAGTTATCAACAGCAAGACCAGCTTTTGATAAAGCCGAAACCAATTGTGAGCTATTTCCTTTAATTACTAGTGTTAATTCGTTGCTTGCCATTGTCAGTTACGTCCTTTTGATAATTTGTCGTAAGACTCGCTTTCTATTTTGTTTTCAACTGCTCTTTTCGCCATAATTGCTTCTATAAGCCATTCAGGTGTGTCCAGGTATTCTTCGTAAGTCCAGCCGTAGTCTTTTAGAATCCCTGCGATGACAATCGGCTCTGGAGCTGCTGTTTTTGTTCGATAAGCACGCTCATAATCTTGTGCGAGCGCGGTTATCCTTTTGGGCTTGCTTGCGGATCAAGGACTTCTTGTAGTTGCTCAGATATTAAGTTAAAATCTTCGCCGCTTGTTGAATCCATCAGCGCTTCATACGCAGCATCTGAACCGTCAGCATCTTTATATCTGATAAGAACAGCCTTTATGCCTAATTCGATAGCTAAGTCTACGTCATCCTTTGCCTTTGCAAATTCTTTACGTGTACGGTTAGTAATCGCCGTTTTCAAAATTGCCTCGCCTCCGCTAGGTAGTTGAATAGTTTTCGTATCTTCCACTGAAGTAACCTCCTTGTATTAAAGCGATCGTTTTGTGGCAAAAGAAAAATTGCGACACAAGATCGCAATTTATTACTTGTATTATACCAAATTAACTCTATAATTCATAATATGAAGTCTACAATATCACCAATTGATAAAAAGAATGTTAATTTTGAGTTGGAAGAATTATTTCCTGCCTGGTTTTACGTTATAGCTATTATAATTTTCATATGTCGACTACCGAGCGGTCTTATGGACGCTATATCAAGTACTTTTATGATTTCGAGCGTTTTGCTTTTGGGGAATGCCGTTTTCAAATGGAAAAAGTTAAATAATACTTCTCGTATTGTAGCTTTGTGTGTGGTTTTTTGTGCTTTTTGTGTTGGCGGTGCGCTATCGAATAACAATCACGTGGCTGAACAGCAAAAATCTAATACTCAAACAACACAGCCAGAGCAAGCTCAAAAACAACCAGAAAAACAGCCAGAGGCTCCAAAGTTTAATCCAGCATTAGCTCAAGACGCGAATTTTCAGCAAGGTGAAAAAGATACTGTAACAGAGGTCATAGACGGCGATACGATTCGCACGTCGAACCACGCCAAAATCCGTCTAGTCGGACTTGATACGCCAGAAACTAAGCACCCGCGCAAGCCTGTTCAGTGTTTCGGTAGAGAAGCGTCTCAAAAAATGAATGATTTGGTCGCTGGTAAAACAGTTTATTTAGTCGCAGATCCTACTCAGAGCAGTAAAGATAAATATGGACGGGATTTGTTCTATATTTACCTCGAAGACGGCACAAACGTAGCTTATACGATGATTCGTGAAGGCTACGGTCATGAATACACATATAATTCTAATCCTCACAAATGGCAAGCGCAGTTCCAAGAAGCTCAGAGAATAGCTATACAAGAAAATAAGGGCTTGTGGGCGGCAAATACATGTGGCGGCAACACCGAAAAGCCAGCAGATCAACAAGCGCAACCTGCTCCAGCTCAAAATCAGCCTGACGGTGTAACGTTTAGCAGTTGTCGAGAAGCTCGCGCTGCTGGATATAGCAATATGCGCCGCGGCGAACCTGGATATTCACCAGATTTAGACAGAGACGGTGACGGAGTTGCTTGCGAAAGTCGCAGAAGATAGAAAAAGCCCGCGTGTTGNNNNTTTTGAGGCTAATAAGTGTATTTATTAACCAATTTTGCAGTAAATGACTTGCTGAAGTCTGCTGTATTAAGCAACATAACAGCGTCAATCTTTTCAGTCGCGATGTCACTAACGCCGTAGCTTGGCTCGTAGCCGCTAAACGCAGCAACTGCAATGTCGAATGTCAGGCTCGTGTTAGTTTTCGAGCCAGCTTTACTCTTGTCATCAACAAATGACAGACGTAATGCTTTACGCTCGTCATTGTAGCTCATAGCTCGATAAGTACTGTCGCGATATAGCTTTTCAATAGAAACTGAAACTTCAAACTCGCCGTTCAGGATCTCGCCGTAAGTATCCTTAGAATCCATTGTCTGCTGTGGCTGTAGGTTCTTGCTGATAGTCAACGTCAAGCTCTTGATATCCTTAGCCTCAGGAGCGGCGTCAAGACCAGCTAAATTGTCGGCAATCTTGAATGACGCGTGCTTTGGCAAAAACTCAGTGTCGTCGATAGTGTAAGTGATGTTGTCGCTAGCTGTAACGCTCTTGTGAGACTTAAACGCTACTTCAACTTTTGGAAAATCGTCAGGTGTCCACGTAAATGTCACTGTATCAGCCATTGCATACGCAAATCGAGCAGATAGATTTGGCTCTTTGATCGCCATAGTAGCCGAAATGTGATTATTGTCGTCTCGTAGTGTAAATGCGTGCTCTTTCGCTGTAGCGTCGCCTTGTACAGCTGTAGTCGTTGGTTTCTGTCCAAATGCTAGCGCGAGCCAATAGTATAGACCCTTAACCCACAATTTTGTCGAGATTGAACCATCGCCTTCAACCAAAACGTCGGTTTTACCGTTGTTTTTAATGATTGTGCCGAGCGCAGATTCGTTCATCTTGCTTGTTGGCGAATCCTTAAAACTGATATCTAGATGTGGTGCTCCATAAGTTGGTGCTACCGCTGTGCCTTTGGCATTTGGATCTTCTAGTCCAATACCAACAGCAACTTTTCGTCCGCTAAATGTAGCCATTTGCTTTCTCCTTTATATTATTTACCTAGGTAAACAAAAGCGTACTCAAAGAAAAATTGCGATCTTTGAGACCGCAATTTGTTAATCTAATTATACCACATTAGGATAATAAATCTGGTCGGAATTGCGCGTGCTTAACCTTAAATCTAACAATAGCCTCAGCCGTAAACAATCCTTTATCGCGTGGCGTAGCGTCAAATTCTACAGTCGTCTCTTCTCCTGCATCAATCCACACGCGCTCGCCTGGATCTTGATTAGCTCTCAGTGCGCCGATAATACTACCTTTTCGAAGCGTCATGTCATCGTGCCTGGCTGCTACTAATTCTACTAATTCGAGATGACTGCGTGCATCTGTTCCCTGATTGAAATCTTTAGTCATATCTACAACCACACACAAAACGATCGCCATGTTGCTCTCAATTTCGCCGCCAGCCGAATCGTGAACCTCGTAGTCATTATCAAAACTAATAAACGCCATCGGTCGCGTCAGCTGACTCTTATTGATCACGACAGGGTCGCCATAACCATATCGACCGCGTAAAATTTCTGGTCCATCTTTTTCTAGGATATCTTTTATCTGTTTGAGTATTGGATCTACGTATTTTGCCATTGCCTTCTCCTTCTAATCAAAAATATTACGTTGGAATATACGAACTATCTCTTTCGCCTGCTGTTCTTCAATCGCCATCATCACGCGGCGCGGCATATATTTACGCGGCTGACGCGATTGATGATATTTGAAATATGAGCGCGAGTTGGATATTTCAGCCTGCTTTGATGATACTTTGCTACGAAATCCTCGACGCATCGCGCCAGTTTTTTCGAGTATTTGCCACGGATACGCTCTTTTTCGCTTTTTCCACTTACCCCAGACACCACCACGCGAGCCAAAGTTCTGATCAATGACGTTTGTCATATATTCAGCAGATTCTCTTAGCGACGCCTGCATGTTTTTGGCTTTACGTCCGCGCAAATCCAATTCGCGCATGACTTCGTCGCGTCCTTCAACTGAGAATGTGATTTGCAAGCTCACTACTAATCCTCGCGTTCATAGCATCGATCGCCGTGAATTTGACTCGCGCCTGAGAATCTTCCAAACAAATCGCCGTCACAATATGCAGAGATAGAGCCTAATCCAATAGTAGAATCGCTGCTACTTTCGCCACAAACACCACCAGATTTCATAAACTCCTGCAAATCTTCTTTAACAGTCTCTAATCGTTTGTAGCCATCCTTACTTGTGCCTTCAATGTCTTGATTGTAGCCATATTCTCGAATTAAGAGTCGGGCCGCGGCATAATTCATACACAATTCTGCAACTTTTCCAGGAATAGGCTTACCCTCTTCTCTGTTGTATGGTGCGCATGGATCAATTGCGGACATATTCTTATTAATCCATTCCATAGCCGCCAATCGAGCTTTTTCAACAACTCTTAGAGGCACTGAAGCGTATGAATAATCTATAGTAACGATAGAATCGGCTTTCGGTGCTTTTTCTAACTCAATCACACCAAAATCAGGATCAACCTTTACAGCTTTGACTGGAGTTCCGTCAACAAACACGACAAAATCATCAACTGTAACCGCATCGTCAAAATTGCGATCTGTAATCGGCTTGCGATCAGTAGTAAACACTTTGTTTACGCCATCAACTGCGCCGTTTAGACCAACGCCATTTTCAACATGATGAAGTCCAGCTTCTTCGAGTATATCTTGTAATGTCGTGTAGTATATCATCGCAACTCCCTTTTATTTTCTTAGTATTCAGACTAAGGCGGACGATAAACTCCTCCGCCTCAAGACTAACGACTAAACGCCTTTCAAGCCTACAATAAACTGTGCTGCTTGATAAGCTGCGTCGTAACGACCGCGCAAGCCCCAGCTAAACACATCAGTTTCGAATGCTTTGTCGCTGTTCAAATCAGTCTTAGCAACAGGTTCGCCAACCTTTACTCGCTCAGCAATCGTTATTGGGCACATACCTTCCTTAGCTGCAACCAAGAATGTAGCCTTGCCAGCGATTCGTGGGTCAACAATCAATTCAACACGCTTGTAGTTAGGGTTGCTCTGACCGTTGTCCAAACGCTCGCGGAGCAAGATTTTCTCAGCTTCTTCGCGGTTTTCCAAACCAACGATCAAGTGAGTTGGAATTGGGTTGATCAAATCACCGTCAGCGTCCTTCATGCCAACCAAAGCATCGTAAGCCCTGCCGAAAGTCGTAGCACTGAATGCACCAGTAATCAAGTTGCCACGATCAGCGTGGAAGAATGGCTTGCCGTCGCTCAAGTTAGCAGTAAAGCCAACAGGAAGTGCAGCTACAGCCAACGCACCGTAATGACGACCGCTCTTAGTAGTCATAAC